GTTGCGGTGCTTGTATTGCACGATAAAACGGCCGTAGGGCTATTGCCAAAGGTTTGGCTAACCACGTTCTGGTCCATTTTCCAATTCATCCCCGCGCTGTCCCTGCCCATCAACCCCTTCCTGTATTGCTCACCGATAGCCTCTTGTGGAACAAACAAGCCTTTTAGTGAATCAACAATGGTTGCCGATGTAAATGGCTCCACAATACAAGACCGGCGGCCATCACGGGGTGCGCCCTCCGCATCCAAATAAGCCGCGGCGGTTAGATATGTGATCAAACCTGTGGGCGGTGTTCCGGCCGTGCCAACAATATTTGCGGTATTGTTTTTAGCCATCACCAATCCATCACGGTCTATCTTATTGGCTATGGCGGCCACAGCGGGTTTCAAAACTCGGTCGCTGAACATGTCGAGGCTTAGCGCTAAGTCTTGGGTCGTGAACTGCGTGTCCACATGGAACTGGGTGCTTAGTGTCACGGGCACGCTAGTTTCGTTGAAATCCTCAACGTTTAGCGCGGGGCCTGTGGTACCAATGAAGCGTCCGGGACGTCTAACATTAACCGTGTTACCGATTTTTGCACCGACCACTGCGAACTGATCATCGTAATTGCGGTCCACCTCGCTCGTAAACGTCAATTCGTTTTCGAGCACCATAAGAGCTTCATTTGTGATTTTTGATATCGTCAATAAATTGTTTGACATGATCTTTCCTTAAAAAAATTACCTGATTTTTCCCGCCCGCCGCGCCTCTTTCCACGCCTGATATGTGCCGTGAAATTCACCACTTGAATTAATGGGAATATCCGCAACACCACCGCTAGGCTTTAAGGCACGCACCGGTGCGGGTGCTTTACTTGTCTTGACCGTAGTCTCCTTAGCCGGTTCCGCCTTTTCGTATAGCTTTTCCAATTTTCCCAATTCAAGAAGGGCTTTGCGTGTGGGCATGGCCGCCAACTTTTGTGCGTATTCCAAATCCTCCGCCAAGTGATATAGGATTCTTGGGCCTACATCCGATTCCAATATGGAATCACGGATTTCATCGGAAACAACAACATTAGCCGTTGAAACCATTTCATCGTAATCGGGCAATTCGGCTTTCACTTGATCTAATTTGGATGACCAAGATTGGATAACCTTTTGTCTTTCCTCATTAGCCTTGCGATTCGCCTCCTGTTGATCCCTTTCCGCCAACGCCTTTTCGGTTGAATATTGGGCCAAAGCCTTTGCATATTCAAACGCATCCTGAAATTGCCCCGGTTGCGGTTCCTGATCAACGCTCGGCCTTTGTGGTGCCGCCACTTGCTCAAGTGCCCTTAACCTATCCTCCAACGCTTGCCTTTGTTGGCGTTCCGCTTCCGCCTCCGCCTTTGCCGCCTCGCGTTGTTTCGTCAATTCGGAAAATCTTTTCTCTAACTTTGGGTTCGCCCGCTTTTCCTCTACGGGTTTGGCTTCCTCTTGCACCTCGGGTTCATTCTCAACCACCTCCGTTGATGGCTCGGCATCCACCGCCACATCATCCGTTTGATCGGCTAAACCTAAACGATTTGCATAAAATTCCGCCGCATTCTCGCTTGTGAGCACTTGGCCCGCTTCTTTTTCCGACATAGGTTTCCCTAAGAATTAACCCCGTGCATCCCCACGGGTAAGGTTTGTGTAATCTTTACACGAAATCATTACTTTGTCAAACACGCCCATTTCGTTTGTGTTCATAAACCACTTGTTCTTTTGATCCGGTGTTGAAATTTTCTTTATATTGTTTGTTATTCAAATCACTAAGGGCGGCCTCAATGGCTTGTTTTCTACCCATTTCGGATTTCATTTTTTCAAATTTTGGATGTGTTTTAGCTTTTTCGTGTTGTTCTTTGGCATATTTTTTAGCCAATTCTTTTTGTTCATCATTCATCATTAGATTGCCCTTTCTATGGCTTCCGCCTTTGCTTCACGTTCACTTATCCGATCCAAATGCGCCAAATAAATGGCCAATTGGGCTTTGATATTTTCTACCTCTAATTGCGTCTGTGTCTTAGCCACCGTATCTTGTGCTTGCGTGTGTGTCTTTAAGACCATATCCATGTGTCTTTCCTGATCACGCAATTCAATATCATGGGCGCGGTTGGTTTCTTTGATCAATGTGCGCTTGGTTTCCGCATCCTGTTTCATCTGCTCCACATCCGCACGATTCTTAATCATCAATTGCATTGCTTGTAATTGTTGTTGCAATTGTTGAATAGTTTGTTTGGATTGGGCCAATTGCATTTGCACTTGTGGCGGCACGGGTGATTTATCATCAATTTGTGCCAATGGGTTGCTTGCGGCCAATCGATCCGCAATTACATCCGCACCGGGGAAATCCATGTTTCTAAAGATCAAATCACCGGCAACATTCATCAAATTGGGATCGGCACTTAACAAAGGCATCATCGATTCAACCGCCTCAATCCGTTTACTGTTGTAGCCGGGGCCGGTATCCATCACCACATCGTATTCGCCAACGGTAACATCGTTTAATATCTTTTCAACGCCTTGTTCGTCTTGGCCACGCTTATTGATTTCAACCAAATCCGGCTTTCCATCATCGCCAATAATCCGCATCACACGCGCGTTATCGTAGATTTTGGGGATTAGATCAAGAATAATTCGGGCCGTGTGCTTAATGGATCGCGTTAGATTATCGTAATAGTGGTAATTAGATAGATCAATTTGTTGTTGTTGGCCATTTAGGGCCTTGCCGCTAATGTTTCCGGTTGGCATTTGGTTTGGATCAAAGATGCCCAAAACCGCTTGCATATCGCTATTAATTCCATCCGCGGCGGCCATAATTCCCGCGGGCGGTGCCTCCGGTTGAATCCGTGTTGGCACCGGCGCGGGCACGCCCTCGATATCCTTTTGCTTGTATCGCAACACCGGCATCGATTTAATGTTTGCCTGTGCCCATTCATTCTCGTGGCCCTCATCCTGTCCCTCGGCAATTAACCACTTGGCCTTTGGCGCTAGGGCAACGGATTCGGTTAGCGCGGTTTTCCAAAAGTTATACATCCTTTGTGGGTCTTTGGCCATTCGCACCAAGCCATATTTTTTGCGCTTGTTTTCAACAATGAATTCCTCACCATACACCGGCACAATTGGAATGTATTTGCTTGCCCATTTGCCCTCCTCTAGCACCTCCATGCCCGTGCAAATGATCTGTTTCACCTCTTTTTTAAATGATGGCCTTTCATCAACCACCACCAAGCCACGGGCCAACATTTCCGCCTGATCGGGCAAATCGGATCGGAAAGCCTTTTCGCCATTGCTTAATAGGCATAGCTTATCCGCCTTTCTTTCCGTATACCAATATTCCGCAATCCGGATATCCTCCCGCATCACCCATTCCGCATTGCTATCGCCGGTGCCGCGTTGTGTAAATCCCGCGCCATCATCCGCGCCGGGATACATCTTTCGGAATATTTCCTTGCTAACCACTTGCGTTATTAGGCACTTTTCCGCATCCGATCCATCCGGCAAGATGCTATTTGGATCAAAATACACGGTGAATGGGTTGTGTATCGGCTCAATGTATATTTCCTGATCAAAGGAATTTTCCCGCACATAATCCGTTTTTAGCCGCCAATAGCCAAAGCCCATCCGCACCGCGTAATTAAACGCGTTGTCATAAGCGTGATCCGCATCCGATTGCACCTCAATATGGCGGCATATCCCCGTTAAGATTTCCGCAATCTTGGCATCGGATTGGTTATTCATGCCGTGGACTTTAATCCGCGGGCGTTGTTGTCTTTGTTGATTAGTGACTTGCCTTACATACGCATCGATCTTGTTGATCGTTAGGCATGGCCGTGCCTCCAATGATCGGCTATTCTGTATTTCAACCGGCCATTGATCACCGGCGGCGAATTTCAAATCCTCTAGCGCCTCGGATCGGTTATTCGTATCCGCGTCATTGGCTAACTTTAAGAACTTTTTCGCCTCATCAATCCGTGGATCGAATTCTGTTTGGTTATCGGCCATATCTATCCCATCCAATTCGCTGGTTCATAAACGGGTTTTTTCACTACCAATTTCTTTGGCTCTTGGATCATCAATCCCAACATCCGAAACGCATCCGCGCCATGCGAATATTGATCATGCAATGGTGTTCTTGAAAACTGTTTCGTATCCGGATCAACCTCATACCGGTAGTGTCTAAGGCATTGTAGCCCATCGGCGCAATTTATTCTATCAAACCAACAATTGCTAAAGATCGTGCGTGCGGCGTTAATTGAATCCGCTATTGGTGTCCTTGGGATAATCCGCGTCTTATAGCCCGCCGCCCGCACAATTTCCTCAATTGATCGCCCCGCCGCCGCCAATGTCTTGTTTTCCGCATCATGCGGTAGCCATAGCGTGTCAAACACATATCCAAAAGTTTGCATCTTGGCCAAGATAGCCGATATGGTTTCTTGTGATGTTTCAAAATAGCGGATTAGGCGGGTTTCCATTCCCACGAATTGCACAAACCACAATGCCGTTGCATCCGCCCAACCCAAATCAAAGACAACGTGAACGGGTTTAATCGGATCGTAGGGCACCTTTCCGATTCTTTCTTGTAGATCGGCCAATTGGATTTCCTTGGCAAAAACGGCCCCATCCACGGTTTGCCTACAAATCCCCTCCCACACCATGTTATACGCCTCCGGATCACGATTCTTTAGCGTATCTTTTTCTAGCCGCAACACATCCGGAAACCACGGGTTATCAGACCAATTGATCTTTTGCACAATGGCGTTTTCGGGCGTGTGGATAACGAATCTTTGGTAGGTTTCATCCGTTTCTAATTCCGGATTGAATGAAACCCATATTTCCGATTGTTCTTTTCTAATCGTTGGGATTAGCGTATCCCATGATCGCTTAGAAACCGTCTGCGCCTCCTCCACCCAACACACATCCACGCCCTCATAGCTCTTTACATTCGCCACATTATTTTTTAGGCCAACAAAGTTAAATTCCGATCCATTCTTGCCGCGGATTGTTCTATCCGTTATTTCATAGAATTCCGTTAGCCCCATTGCGGTGATTTGATCACACAATAGCTTATGAACGGAATCCCTGATAGATGTTTGAAATTCACGGGCACATAGCACGCGTGTTGCCTTGTTAGCGCCGATGATCAACAGCGCCCTAGCTATTCCCCAACTTTTTGCCCCCCCTCGCCCTCCAAACAACACCTTATAGCGTGCCGGTTGGAATAGGCATTGCAACTTTAGCGGGAATTCAATATTAGCCTCCATTTGGGCTTACAAACGTCACCGCAATGTTTGTTAGCAATGGTGCGCCATTTTCACCGGTGATTTCTTGTTTAACCGATTCACGATATTTCTTTGGGAAACGTGCGGCCATTGATCGTGACCAAATACTTGCGTTTAGCTTGGCCCCATCCTTGTGCTCTAGCATATATGTCTGCGCCTGTTCCTCCCACCACGTTTGCTCCGCTATCTTGGCATCATCCAAGGCGTGCAGAAAGTCCGGATAACGATCACGCCAATCATACATAACTCTTAATGACACACCCAAATATGTAGAAATTTGTTCTACACTTTTACCCTTTGCGCCTAATTCGACAACTAGATCGCAATACTTTGGGTCATATAGTGTTGGGCGGCCGCGTTCCATTATTTCTTTTTCGCCTTTGCTTTGGCGGCTTCGCGCTTTTCCGAATAGGCTATGGCTACCGCCTGCTTTACCGGCTTGCCCGCTTTCACTTCGGCTTCAATGTTCTTTTTGAATGCTTCTTTTTTGGTTGATTTGATTAATGGCATTTAGCAATTCCAATTCTTTAATGATGCCTTGGCCCTTTCGGCGGGGCCTTTGGCGTGCTTGACTACACCTTCCATTCGCGCACAAAATGATGCCTTTCGGCCCTTATCCTTTTCGGTTTTGGGGTTGGGTGCCGGTGCCTTTAGATTTGATCCGTTTTTGGCATTGTATTCCGCACGCCCCTTGGCCGTCATTCCGGCCCCCTTTTCCGTTGGGTTGTAGGTTTTGCCCTTGCCCGTTGTTTTGTGTGGGATTGGTTTATCGTGTGCTTTCATTTTTTGGCCGTTTTTGCGGATTGTTTAAATGCGGCGGCGGTTGGTGCGCCCTTGGTGCCGGGCTTTCTCATCTTTTCAACCGGCTCACCCGCGGCCTTTTCCCGCTTGATCCGTTCCTGTTTGGCATGAATATTAGCGTATAAACCGGCTTTCATTCCATTTCCTCCACAAAACACACATCTTTCCAAGACATCACAATTAAATT